GGTCGTGTAAACACACAAATCCAAGACGCTATCATTGGTCGCTTGGTTGGTGGTATTGCTGCAGCTAACGAGACCATCATGTGGTCAGGTGTTAACGCAACTGCAGGTCAATACGATGGTTTTGAAACTTTGATTAAGGCAGGTGGTTCAGGTGCTGTATCTGCAGGTTCAGGCGCATTGAGCGATACTAACATCATCGCTACCATTTGGGATGTAATCAACACTGCACCTGCTGCTGTAAAAGGTGCTGCTGAAAAGCCTGCACTTTACATGGGACAGGCTGCATGGGAAGCTTACATGCAAGCGCAAATTGCTGATGGCAATGGTTGGTACTTGACAGGTGGACCAGAGGTTAATCGTCGTTTCGTAGGAATGTACGAAATCTACGTTTGCCCGGGTATGACTGCAAACAACATCATCTTCGCACAGCCAAGCAACTTGATGCTCGGTACATGGCAAGAGAACCAAATGAACGAAGTGTTCATCTTGGACATGCAGAACTTGGATGGTTCACAAAACGTACGTTACGGTGCACGCTTCTACCTCGGAGCGCAAATCGCGGTGGCTGAAGACATCACCTACTGGGGAGCATAATTAATAACTAAGGGGGTGTAACAGCCCCTTTTAAAACTATATAAAATGGCTTGTGAATTAACTACAGGTTTTACACTTGGATGCCTTGAAGGTATCGGAGGTGTTAAAGAAGTATTGATTGCTAACTACGAAGACTTCGAAACAGGTATTACCTATGGTGGTACTGATGGCGAAGTGGATGGATTGCCAACTGCAACTATCTATCGTTACGTTCCTTTCCGCAACAGCGGTTCATACATTGAGACCGTGAACAAGAATCTTGAGACTGGTACTTTGTACTTTTCACAAGAAGTTGGTTGGACTTTCGGTAAGTTGAATCAAGAAATGCGCAACGAATTCTTGAACGTAGCAAAAGCAAAGATGATTGTATTTGTACGCACGAATGATGACCAAATCTTGTTGGTTGGTGCAGGCGAAGGCTCGCAGCTTACCGCAGGTACTGTTCAATCGGGTGCGCAAAAGGCAGATTTGATGGGTTATCAGGTTACAACTATTGCAGAAGAACTTGCTCCTGCTGTACACCTTGAGCCATTCACTACTGTGCCTTTCGATAACTTCGCTGGCATTACGGTAAGCCCTGCTTACTAAGATTGTTTTCCGTTGTGTTCTTGTTGTATTAAAGGGGGCAGGTTTACACTTGCCCCTTTTTCAAATAAAGTCAATGATCTATCTTCAAACAAATACACCAGACCAACAAGTGTTCTTATCACTTGACGAAGCACGGCAATACTTTGCTACAGCCTTCACAAACTATCTTATAATCTTAACGCACGAAGAGAATAGCACAACGGGCAATGACCTTGCACAGGTTGCTACCATCCTTAATGAAAACGTGCGCATAACGGAACTTGAAATTACAACGGTTGGCCTTACATTAGCAGGCAGATACAGGTATGAAGTATACGGACAAAATTCTGCAAGCAATACTGACCCGACAAGCGGTCTTGTTATTGGTTTGTGCCAGCGTGGATATGCTGTATTAAATCAGAATACAACGTGGTTTGATGTGCCTGTAGTAACCATACCAAATGACATCATCTATGAACCATAATGAATCGAATATAGTATCATTGAAGCTTAGCGAGTATGTTGCTAAGTCAGATGCGGAAAAAGTAGACCGCAAAGGTTGGGTAAACTACGGAGACCAAAACGACTTTCCACAATACCTGCGCGACCTTGCGCATGAATCACCCGTGCATGGTAGCTTAGTGGTTGCCATTGGTGACATGATAGCAGGGAAGGGTATTCAGTCGGAGCAATATCAGGCAGAACTTGACGCACTTAAAATTGATAGCCTAACCTATGCCTGTGCGCATGACTTGAAGTTGTTTGGTGGGTTTTATATCGAAGTGATTTGGAGCAACGACCGCACGGTGATTAGCAAGCTAAACGCAATACCATTTGAAGAATGCCGCATCGCGGTGAATCAGGATGACGATAGTGAGATTGGAATCTTCCACAGCTACGATTGGTCAAACACACGCAAGAAAAGAAACACTCCTGAGTTCATTCCCAAGTATAACTACTTGACACGCGAACAAGAGCCACGCCAAATCTATTGGTGCTTCACTTACACCGGTTCGGATGTGTACCCACGCCCCGACTATTGGAGTGCTATCAACTACATTGAGTTAGACAAGCAGATTTCAATCTTCCATATCAACCAAATAAGCAACGGTCTTTTCCCATCAACCATTATCAACTTCTACAACGGGCAGGCAACGCCCGAGCAGAAGCAGCAGATGATGATGGATTGGGAGAATAAGATGTCGGGCGCACGTAACGCAGGTAAGGTTGTAATGTTTTTTAACGAGCGTGACCAACCAAAGACTGAGGTTACACCATTCCCTGTAAACGATGCGGACAAGCAGTATCAATTGATGAATGATACGGCACAACAAAAGATTATTACTGCACATCGTGTTACTACACCACTTCTATTTGGTATTCGCGAAAACACAGGATTTGGTAGCAATAAGGATGAGATGGCTACAGGTCTTGAGATATTCAACAACCAAGTGATTGAGCCGTATCAGGCAAAGATTAATTATAGCCTTGAGGAACTACTAAGCAATCAAATGCCGGGTGTTACGTTTGAGATTATACCAAACACACCACTCGCAGTTGAGCAGGCAGAAGTGATTGCGGATACAACAGGTGGAACAACAGCCGATGTCGCTGCAACAGCCTTGAATGGTGCGCAGATTACATCGCTTGTTGACATTGTGATGCAAAGTGCTGCAGGTGCTGTACCTGTATCAAGCGCAAAGGCAATCGTGCAAGCTGCATTCCCAACATTACCTGCTGCAACAGTTGATGCAATCTTTGCCGATGTGGTTAGCGGTTCATTGCAACCGACTGAAGTCATCATGAATGACGAAAAAAAAAAAGATGATAGCACAGTAGGCGATGCGCTTATTGCATTAGGCGAAGACTGGAAAGAAGAGTGGTTGCTCATTGATGCCTACAACGCAGATGAAGAAATCGAACACGAATTTGCAGTGCGCACAGGAGCGGCACGACCTGCGGCAAAGAGCGAACAAGACGCGATTATCGATGGCAAATACTTTATTACACGTTATGTGTATGCAGGTAGTTTTACCCATGATAATATGCGCCCATTCTGCAAGAAGATGGTGGAAGCAGGTAAGCTTTACCGCAAAGAAGACATCGTGTCGATGGAAAATGTAGCGGTTAATCCCGGATGGGGACCAGAGGGCGCAGACACATACGACATTTGGTTCTACAAAGGCGGTGGTAACTGCCGACACTTTTGGGAAAAGCGTGTGTATGTAGATGCAAAAGGCGCAAAGATTAATCCTAACGACCCCGATGCAAAGAGAATAGCTGTTGCACTTGCTGAACGTATGGGCTATAAGGTGCGAAACAATTCACTTGTTGCAAAGCTTCCTGAGGACATGCCCTATAACGGCTTTCTACCAACCAATCCTATTTACGGCAATCAATAATTACAACTATGGCAGAGGTACTACTAATATCAGAGAACTACATCAAGAAGTACACTACGATTAATGGTAGTGTTGACCCTAACTTGCTTTATCCATCGGTCTATTTGGCGCAGGATAAATGGCTGCTTCCCTTTTTGGGAACTAATCTGCTGAACAAGATTAAGGACGATGTAGCCAACAACACAATCGCAGGCAACTATCAAGTATTACTTGAGGATTATATTCAAAAGTGCCTATTGTGGTGGGTGATGGTGGATGTAACGCCTAACCTGTGCTATCGTATGGACAACGGCACGCTCGTGCAACGCCAAAGCGAAGACACTATACCTGTTTCCGATGTAGTGATGAAGGACATGATAGATCGTGCAAGACAAAACGCTGAACACTACACGACATTGCTTGTCGATTACCTATGCGCTAACTCAAGTTTGTTCCCTGAATACTCAACAAGCACTTGGCCTGAACGCTCACCACGCACGGATGTGACCAACACGCTTAACTACCAGTTCAGCACCGGCAACACATCAACTTCATTTCGTCCTACCTACTCTCGTAACATCATTAATCGTATACCATGAGTGATAAGAAGACCTTGAAACAAGATTACACCGAGCGTTTGCGCAAGTATGAGCGCGAGCTGCAACTAAAACTCAGAGCCAATGGCAAACAAGAAGCAACAACCACAGGAAAAAAGTAACACGTTAAAGTCACTGCGCTACAAGTTGCAGTTGATAGATGGTTTGTGGTCAATACCACTTGCGTTCTTAGTGTTTGCGATTTCAGGCACGATATCCGTTGCCTACTTTAACGATGCAATCATTAGCACGGAATACATCCAGTATATCGTGCTTGCTGCACTCGTCATGGTCTTTGCAAACTTCGTGGTTTTTTTGGGCATTAGGTTCAATTTTCGGGCATTGCAACGCGAGATATACAACAAGGAAGTCAAGTATGAAATAAACACCTATCTAACGACATGGCAAAAGGTTGTGTTATACCTGCTTTTATATGCGTTCTACTTTGCTGCCTACCTGTACATCTTACACATGCTGATGACGGTTACTGCGTAAGAGCAACCGCTGCATCGTTTGTTGGTGTAAGGGAAAAAGGTGGCAATAACATGGGCTTTAATGACAAGGCTCTTCTTGTGCTTATGAAGCAACAAGGTTGGAAGCCCGGCTACGCATGGTGCAGTTTTTTCGTTATGGCTATGCTTGACGAGTGCGGCATATCACACACCATCACAGGTTGGTCACCGACCGCATACAACCGCAATGATGTCATCTTTACCGATGGTAAATTTGTGAAGTCGTTTAGTGATAGTGATGCACTGGTGATGACACTTAGCTACAATTCATTTAAGGGAAAGAGATACAAGGGTATTGGTCATACGGGCATCGTGGACAAGGTTGCTAAGTATTCAGTGCGCACCATTGAAGGCAACACTAATGACCAGGGGATGCGTGATAGTCGTACACGCGATGGTGTCTATTACAAGATTCGTCCACTATCTAAAAATCTACACATAACACGATGGAAGAAAACAAGCTAAGAAGCACAGTACTAATCGCAGCGGTTGCAGCGGTTGTGCTAATCATGATTATTGTTGGCGTGCGGTCATGCAAAGAGAAGGAAGACCCTGCTATTGATAGGCTGCGTTCAATCAATGATTCGCTCTACGATGTGATTCAGCAGAACAATGAAAAGACCGATTCACTTTTCATCAAGATTGATTCACTCAACATCCATCAAGACACCATCATCCAACAGCAACAAATCACCAATGAAATTTACCGCAATGAAACTTACAACATTCTTTCTGCTACTCCTGCTAATGCCAACGCTCAGTTTCGCGCAACGCTCAAAAAGTCGGACTCCCTACTCAAAGCAGGATTTTACTCCAGAACTTACAACCTACGATCTGCAGCTTTTCAATCTGAACTACAATAGCATGATGTATTGGTATGGCACGGCTATGGAAATCGATAGCTTGTACCAACTTGAGAGATTGAAAACTACTTATTACGCTAAAATCACAGGCATTCAGGCGCAAAGTTATGAAACATTGGCTGAAATCTACGCTAACAAGCAGGCTATTGAAAAGGCTATTGCCACTGAGAAGGACAACGAAATAAAGGAATTGAAAAAGAAGAACAGGCGGTTAATAATTACTAACACAGCACTCACTTTAGGTATCACAGCGGTAGCAGTTTCTACTATATATTTTGCAATACTATAGTTATGGATTTTCAACCGAGGGATTTAATCACAATAATTGGTGGAGCAGTGTCACTGACTGGCTTGTACTACGCATTGAAGCGCGATGTGGTGAAAGTATCAAGCGCATTAGGCAAAGTCGAATCATATCACAAAAGAGAAGTTACTATGCTATCCGATTCAATAAAGGAAACAAAAGACGAGTTCAACACCAAGCTCAACACCATGAAAGAAGAACAAAACAAAGCCATTGATAAGCTTGAAAAAAAGATTGATGTGATTGCTTCACAAAACTTGAGCATCAGCACCAATCTTGCGGAGTTAGCCGGGTACATCCGTGGCACTAAATAACACTACATGCAAGGTCAACATGCGGAAATCTACAAAGAGATACATGCAGGAACGGGAACAATAGCAGACCGCATCCGTGCGGCTATGGTGAAGCATGGCATTACAATGCAATACGGATCGTTTGAGCGATTGTATTATAGTTGGCGTAAAAGACATAGCCTGCAACCAACTGAGCCTGTTAAAACGCATCCTAAAGGCAATCTATCAAAGCTATCTGCTGACCTTAATCAGTTCAACAGTCTGCTCGCAGAGTTAGCACCTGAGACAAGTAACCCGCTCGACCTTCCACCATCGCAGGAAAGCGACTACAAACCTTATAAACTACCGACAAATCACAACGACATACTACTCTTGTCGGATATTCACGTGCCGTATCATAACATACAGGCACTAACACTTGCGCTGAAGTATGGACTGGAGCATGAAGTCAATACAATTCTGCTTAATGGTGACATCATAGACTTCTATGCGATAAGCCGATTTGAAAAAGACCCACGCAAAAGAAACTTTGGGCATGAGGTATTAATGACAAGACAATTCTTGGCAACTCTGCGCAAGCTATTTCCAAATGCCGCGATCTATTACAAGTGTGGTAACCACGATGTGCGCTACGACCACTACATCATGCGTAATGCGCCCGACCTTTTGGGTATGGATGAGTTCAACTTTGAATCATTGATGAAGCTTGACGAGTTAAACATTACATTCATTCCCGACAAGCAGATAATCCATGCCGGCAACTTAACCATTCTGCACGGACATGAACTGGGCGCATCAGTATTCAGTCCTGTAAACATCGCTCGTGGTTTGTTCTTGCGTGCCAAGTCAGATGCATTATGCGGTCACCATCATCAAGCGAGTGAACACAGCGAGCCGAACATTAAAGGAAAGCTTACAACTTGTTGGAGTGTGGCATGCCTGTGCGAGTTGCACCCTGACTACATGCCCATCAACAAGCATCACCACGGGTTTGCGCACGTGCGTGTGATGGATAGTGGCGAGTTTGAAGTGAGCAACTACCGCATTGTCAATGGAAAGATTCGTTAACGAAAAAGCCCCCAACGTTTTGAGGGCTTGTTCAATCAATAACGAAAAACAATGATGCGTATTATCACATAACCGTTGCAAATATAGAACTATTCATCAAGCAAGTCGTAGACTATTTTTCCAAACTGCTCATACAAAACTTCTAATGCATCTTGCGTTGGCTCATCATGATTGCCATACTTCACTTCATTACGCATCAAATTCATGATGTCTTTTAGTGCATCCTTATAGCGTGCAGCGTTCAGCGTGTAGCTGTATTCTACTTCGTCTTCGGGTAGATTAAAGGTTAGTGTTGCTTTCATTTTGTTGGGTTTTATTTGGTTGTCCAGTTTCACCATCCCTGTAGCCATCATTGTATGAGTTGTGGATGTGGTTCATTTCAATTGTTTGCACTGCGTTCAATAGCCCTTCCATCTCTGCCCATGTCATTTTGATGGCTTGACCTTTGAACCTGCGCTTGAGCGTTAGGTGCAATCTGCGAATGGCTGTTTCTTTTTTCTCTTGTGTCATTGTGCTTGTCGGATAAAAAGTTCTTGTCTGATTCTTATTAGTGTTCTATTGATGTAATCCTTCTCCGATGGTGTTTTACCAACCATACCGAGGTACTTGTGGCGAAGCAGCCGCAACTCGTCATTGGTTAGGCTCATCATTTCTTTTCGCTTCATACTTTGTCAATTTTAGTAGTTCGTTCTTTACGTGCATGTAGTATGCTTTCACGCTGTAGTATTCGCCTGTGCCTTCAAAGTCCTGCATAATCTCATCAGGTGCGTTGCTTATTGCCTCATCGACACAATAGAGCGCAGCGTTCACTGCTTTGATATGCACCAGTGCAAGTTGCCCTAACTGCTCACCGCCTTCGACTATATCAAAATAGTTCGAGTACAGTTGCCATGCCTTGTCTTTTGCTTTCATTGTTTAGCTTATTGATTAATTCGATTACTTGTTCTTTGTTGTAGTAGTGCTGCATTGAATTGCGCACATGGTCTTTGAGTTGGTCGGTGGTCATTTGTATGTTTCGTTGTATAATTTTTGACCGGCATCATCGCCACCTTTATCAATGTGCTTGACTTGTTGCAATATCACATCTTGACCGTCATGCCAACCATTTGAATATGCTTCAATTATTTGTTCACGTTCCATCTCTTGTGCATAATTCCAAATCTCTACATCACTATATGCTATTCCGTAATCATTAAAGATTCTTTCTGTAAGCCATTGGATTGCTGTTTGCTTTTTCATAGTGCTAAAGTATTAAGGTATTCACGCCACATTGGTACACGTTCCTGAAGCTTTGCGATTGCTGCCTCATCAAACTCAACAACCTTTTCGTGTATGCGCTCCTGCACTGGTATATCGTACACCCATTCGGTGCGGTGCGATTCCAAATCTGCATCCGGGTAATCGCGCATGAACTGCTCCATGTCATAAATCATATTGCGCTCAATGTTCTGCGCCTTCTTGATGAAGTTAGGGTCACCCTGTGGATCAATAAGATTGAGTCTGCGTGCTAAACGATATTTCTCATCGTTAATCATCTCGATGGGTGCATTGACAAGCACAAAGCAGAAGGTTGCAGTAGGTGCGCCCGTTAGCCACATGTATGCCTGCCCTTGCCAATAGTAGTCTTTGCTCAAGTCATCCTGTTTTGAATCCATAAAGGTGTGGATGCTCCATGAAGATTTGATGTCAGGCACGTTCAAGCACTTGTCATTGTCATCGATAATGAGCAGGTCGGGCGTGCCTTTGACAAATTGATTTTGGAACATCTGCTCGTTCTTAAACACGATTTGTTTGCGCTCCCTGCGCCACATGTCGATAGCATCATTCTCAACAGCCAAACCTTTCTCAATGTACTTGTTGCTGATTTCTTTGTAGCGTTTGTAACGCTGCTGCACATAGACTTCCAGTAGTGCGCTCTTTGTGGTTTCGCTAAGACCTGTTTTAGTCCTCGCATCAGTCATCAACTTACCAAGTTGTGACGCTCTGAATAATACGTTTTCCATTTGTTGTTGTTATTGATGGTCAAATATACAATTATTCAATTCCGTATGAAGCAAACTTAGTTCTAAGTTCTTCACTTACGGCTGCAAGAATTTCGGAACTGCAAGCCTTCATAATTTTATTGAGCGTATTTGCATCAGGTGCAACCTCAATAAGGTCACGCACATACGCCACATCTTGCTCATGCCCACGACCAAGCGCACCCTTCAACTTGAATGGCTTGTATGTGTCTTTGTTCTTTCGATTCAAGTCACGACCGAACACTTTGCCTAATGACAATGCTGCGTTTTTAAGGCACTCTGTTTTGAGTTTACCAAACGCCAAGTCCATAGCGTTAGCTTTTTTATTATCGGGGTTTAATGCCCATCTATTGCGATCGCTACCGAACACGTTGTCGGGTACTTTGTCAACCATGATGATTACCGAAGCGGCACCAGTGCGCTTCAACTCGTAGCCGCTAATGGGGTGTATCACCACTAACTCCAGTGATGCCTGCACTTCGTTGGCAAGTACCGACCATTTAAAGTTCTCAGTGCGCCAATGCCCGAAGAATAACTCATCGAGTGTGGTTTCTACGTGGCTAATGACTAATGTCTGCGCCTTCTTGTCGGGCGTAGATTCAACTCCAAGTGGGTCTGGTTCTGCGTTGAGCATCTGCTGAAACTTCTGCAATGCTTCAAGATTGTCTTTGTGAAAATTCATGTTATTGATTATTGATTGGTTTGCTTAGTGATTCATTAGGCATTCGTTCAGTTCTTGGCAGTAGCTTAGAACTGCGAAGATGATAATTGCGCCAATGATGTAACGGAGAATGGTAGATGCTTTTTTCATGTGATAAGATTTATTGTTATTGATAGGGCGAAGATAGTGCAACTACTTACACTCACCCTGTTAAAAATTGTTAAAATTGAGGGGTCACGCCCAACTATAGCTGCCGTAGTTTGGGAATAGTTCAAAGTACATACGCATCATTATCGCGTCAGCATAGTCAGGAGACTTACCATGCATTCGTGCTATCTCGTCTTTGCCTATCACAGCTAACTTGCCATCGGCTTCGGGTTGCCTTCTGCGTATCATGTCCAGTTCCTGCACGATGACATCGCGGAATTGCGACACTTTGAAAATTACTTTGTTCTGCTCAATCAATTCTGCTAACTTGAAATAGCACTCAGCCTTTTGGTTGGTGAACTTATCCGATTGCTTTGCACGCCCACCATTGAGAAAGCCGCGACACTTCAAGCTATCGACTACACCACCGCCTACACCATCTTCATCGCAGATCACATTGCTAAGTTTAACCGAATGCCTGTCGCATAGTTGGCGAATGGTGGCAACAACAGTTGTTATTGGTTGCTTGCGCAGCTCGTGTATCTCCATCAACTGCAAACCATGCCACACACAAATCACACTTCTATCTTTTCCAAGTCGTGCGATGTCGGCACTAATAAACTTATCACCTTTAGCATCCTCTTCCCGGAAGCAGCGCAATAAATCTTCATACTGATATATCCAGTCCACACTTTCATCATAGTCCCAATCGCCTTCAAGCAATCGTTTGCGGTCGGCTTCAGGTAGTCGCATCATCTTGGCTTCATAGACTGCATCAGGACTTATCGTGTTATCCTTCAGCAATGCCTCAACAAATGCTTTGTGTGGTGGCAATAAATCCTTTTTCCATGGATACCAAATGTCATTGTATAACCAACCTTTTGATGGGTTACAACTCATCAATCCTTTTGGTATTCCACC